AAAATGGAAGATGAGTACCGTGGCGATGTCGCCGGTCGTTGGAACAGGCGATTTCTGTTTGATTCCTTGGAAGATGAAAAGCAGCGCATTATCGCCGAAGCTGAACGACTGCTCCAGACGGTGGAGCGATTCGAGGTAACGGAGCCTTACGGCTACGTCTTCCAGCACGAAGAAACGGGGCTTCAGCAGGTAGTTGATGCCCAACATGTCGAGTGGGGCTTCGAAAAGAATAATCCTCGCTGGCAGAAAATCTGCCCGGTATTCGCCCGACCACAGTCAGCAGCCGTGATGGATGGGTGGCAACCGATTGAGACGGCTCCGACTGACGGTTCAAGAATTCTCATAACCGATCGAAACGGCGTGAAGATCGTTTGGTGGGGTGCTGCTGCCTACAACCGTAAATCCAAATCATATGATCGTGGCTGGACGAATGGAGCAGTCTACGGATTCGTGCCAACGCACTGGATGCCTCTCCCCGCCTCCCCAGCCCTTCACTCAACGCAGGAGGGGTGATCGATGCAGGATATCACCAAACTCCCCCTCTTCGTGATCCGCGAGATGTGGCTCGATGGCGAATTGAGTGACGCTGACTACACCGCAGAAGTGCAGAGACGGAACGATCTCATCGAATCCCTCCGCTCCAGAGCCGAGAATGCGGAAGCGGAACGGGACGAAGCCCGCGCCGACCAACAGCAAGCCCTCGATCTCTGCGCCGCTGCCGTGGACGACTACAACGACGCTCTGGCCACATGCGAAAAGCTGGCGAAGGCGCTCGACCAGTGCCAAAGGGCCTTGGCCTCGATGATCGATCCGAGCTGCATCGCGCAGACAACCGTCATCTACGCCTTCGCTACGGCAACGACAGCAGAGGCGACCGCCCGCCACGTTCTCTCCGAATACCGCAAGGAGGCGTCCGATGCCGATCAGGGCTGACCGCATGAAGCTCTATCCCGGCGGCGGCACGCACTCGAAGGAATGGAAGGCTTTCCGTCAGTCTATCCTCGATCGCGCCGGCAATGCCTGCGAGGGCACTCCGCAGCATCCAGACTGCCGAGCCGAGAACCGCGGCATCCATCCGGAGACCGGCAGCAAGGTCGTTCTGACGATCGCTCACATGGATCATGACGAAAGCCACGCCGATCCAGAGCGCTGCCGAGCACTTTGCAATCGCTGTCACCTGAAATGGGATGCGAAGCACCACGCCGCCAACGCCGCTGTCACACGACGACGCAAGGCAGCGCAGATCGACATGGAGGATTTCCTCAATGGCGCGTCGTGAATTTACCAGAAACCAGCGAGAGCAGATCGTCGAGCGGTCCAAGCGCAATGGCAACATCTGCTGCGAGCGCTGCGGCCTCGTCCTTGGCGCGAAGCCATACGAAATAGATCACATCATCCCAGAGGCTCTTCGGCCAGAAGTGGACAAGCAATCAAAAATCACAATCGCTGAAGGCCAGCTGCTCGGGAAGGAATGCTGCCACCGTGGCGAGGAAGGCAAGACCAACAAGGATGTCTCCCAGATCGCCAAGGCGAAACGCCAGTACAACGGCGCCAACGGACTGAAGCGGCCGAAACAGACGATCCGATCCGCAGGTTTCCCGCAATCCGAGAAATCAGCCAGGCGCAGCGCGAAGCCGTCGCTTCCGCCTCGGCAGCTCTACAAGCCGATCGAGGAGACGCAGCGATGACCAGAGCAGCTTTCCGCCAGGCCGACATGGAACGGATCTTCCGCGCCGCCAAGAGCGAAGGCATGGCCGTGACGATCGACATAAAGACGCTGGTTGTTACCGCTATCCCCGGAATCCCCAAGCCGGAATTGCTTGACACGACTACCGGAGGCGGCGGCAAGGTTCCATCGGGCAATCTTGCCCCTGATGGAAAGGAAGACTGGGATGAGGACTGATAGGCCCGGTTATAAGTACCGGGACAACAAGGACGGCACCCGCGTCCACTACTGGGATCCGAAGAGGGCGGTAAAGGGTTCACCCACCGCCCTCTCGATCGTCAGGCTCGCTGATGACCTGACAGACGACCAGATTGCCGAGGAATGCAAGAAGCGCACCGAGGCTCTCAAGGCCGAGCTCATCGATCGGGACACCCCGATTGAATTTGATGGCACGATCAAATCCCTGATCAAGCTCTACCGGCACGACAAGACGAGCACGCTGCACGGCGTGAAGCACTCGACCCGCATCCGGGACTATGAGCCAAGCCTTCGCGTGTTGGAAAAGAACGTCGGGAAACGCCGCATCGATGCTCTCAGGGCATCCGACTTCAGGGAATGGTTCACCAATTGGCGCAAGAAAGGCCACAGAAGGGCGTCAGGCGCTGTCAAGCTCCTGCGGCTCATCATCAGCTATGGAGCGGGTGAAAGGCTTCCTGGATGCTCTCAGGCCCGAGAGATCCTCTCGGACATGCGTTTCGAGCAGCCACAGGCCCGTACGGTCGCCATGACCTACGAGCAATGCCTGGCGATCGTCAAGAAAAGCGCGGAGATGAAATGCCCGTCGATCGGCTTCGTCGAGGCCGTGAAGTTCGAAACGGCACTGCGCCGTATCGATGTGATCGGGGAATGGGCGCCGCCGCCTGAAGGTGGAGAGTTCCGCTGGACCGGCCTAATGGCCAAGGACATCTCGAAAGATATGATCCTGACGCTCAAGACGAGCAAGACCGGTGCCGCGGTAGCACGCGATCTGAAGGGCTATCCTCTCGTTGAGGAAGCGCTGAAGGCCTACCGGATCCCGGATATCGGGCCTGTGGTCATCGATGAAGACTACGGAAAGCCCTACTGGGAGAACCGCTACACCGAAAAATTCAAGAAGGTGCGCGATGCGGCCGGCGTATCGAAAGACGTCTGGTCGATGGATTCGCGGGCTGGGGCAGTGTCGGAGACGGTGGAAGCGACAGGTTCGCTTGAAGCTGCCCGAGATTTGGCAACCCACACGACGACGAAGACGACGCGACGTTACAGCCGCGGCGATGGTTTGGAAGCAAGCCGGAAGGTAGCCGAGGCCAGAGCGAAAAACCGTCTCTGACACGGCGTGACACGGAGTGACACGCGGTATTGCTAAGTGGTTGAAAAGCTTGGAGCGGGTAGCGGGAATCGAACCCGCGTATTCAGCTTGGAAGACTGTCAAAAACCTTAGTAAAAACAGCGTGCCGTTCCTCTCAAAACTTTTCCCGGGTGGTATAGTCCCACTCGGGAACTGACACGGAGATGAGCATGAGAAGAGACCGCCCTGGCTATCAATTTAGGACCAATGGCGATGGCAGTGTAGCCCACTACTGGAACCCTCGAAGGGCGTCACGTCAATTTGGCGGAGAGGCTTTCCGTCTGCGGCTGCCAGATGGGCTTTCCGACGATGAGATCGCGGCAAGGTGCCGGGAACTGACGGACGAGTTGCGCCGTGGACGAGACGTCCAGACTGAGCGCCAGAGGAAAAGGCGGAACATCGCGGAGCAGCTATTCAAGATGTATAGGAAGAGAGCCCGGGAGATCGGGAAGGACTTCGCCATCACGGAAGAGTGTATCCATGAAGAGCTGCGAAAGAGCTCCGACAAGTGCGAGATAAGCGGCATCGAGTTCAACTACGATCCGCAGCCCCGAGGCACCAAGAAGTATTTCAAGCACCCCCAGCGCCCGAGCCTAGACAGGATCGACAACGCGAAAGGGTATGTGCTTGGGAATGTCCGGTTCGTGCTTCATGGCGTGAATATCGGAATCAATGAGTGGGGGCTGGATCACTACATCGCCGTCTGCAAGGCAGTAGCAGGACACGACCGAAGGGGCTTTCCGGATCTGTCATCAGCGGATGGAAAGTTGCTGGTATCGACAGATTGGTGATTGCGACCAATATAGTCGTGTCACTTTGGACACGATCTGTTCACGGTCAAATTAGAAGATGGAAGAATATAAACCTAAGCATCTTTGGCGTGAGACGTGGCCTGGAGAAGGCCATCAGGACTTCGCGGCATGGGATGGGGAGGCGCCCGTCGGACGGATCAGGCTCGAGGAATCAGGTCCGATGAGTGGGCGATGGCATTGGTCCGGTAATGGGGGACCGAATGTCAAGCGACGGTTGGCGCCGAATACCGGCTATGTCGCGACGGCTCGGGAAGCCTCTCGGATGGTCGAGGAGTATTATGATAGGCTGCTCGCCAACAATGTGTTAAGGCCCAGTATCTAGTGATCGTTGCCCGCGCTTGCCCTTCGCCGGACGCTTTGCGGGTCGCTGCTGGATGTATTCTTCTCTGATCATCAGCATCTCGGCGGCGATGGCCGCTGCCACAAAGGACGCCCTCGCCTGTTCAGGATCTCTTAGCCCTTCCATGGCTTCGAGGCACATGGTCTGCGCCAGCAGCCATTCCTTGCCGCGATGGTCATCGGGCCAGCGGTAGAGCAGGCTATAAGCAAGGTCGCTGAGAGTGCAGTGCCGGCGCATCGTGACACCCTTGCGCTTCTCAACGCATACGATGCAGTCTCTGATGGGGATATGTTCACCTATATATTCGGACATACGTCACCTCCGGCCGAATCAGGTGAGGATTCAAACCGGAGAGTCAAGGGACGTTTTTAAGGATTCGCTAAACTGTCTGTTTGCGGACGCTAGGGAAGATTGAACCCGCCCTTGATCAGGAACGCTATTACCCCGAGGATGACACCCGTCAGGATTGTCCGGTTGACCCATTTCAGCGTGCCGCCGATCTCATCCGTCTTCGCCCCCATCGATTTCCCCAGGTCATCGATCTTCTTGTCGATCGACGAGAACCGAGCGTCCATATTCTTGAACTGCTCGTCTTTGCGAGCATCGGCAATGTCACTTAAACGTTGCCACTTTTCCAACTCGCCTATCCTCTGCGAATGCAGTGTGGATTGGTGCTCGAGACTGACAACGCGGGTTCTGAGATCATATTCCATCTCGGTGCTCGGTGGGTTCAACGTTCCAGCCCCTTAAATGCGCATCAAATGCTATGGTTTCGATTATTTGCTTCGCCACTTGGACAGGATCTGCTCACCGGCCTTCCCTATGAAGAGAGAGCCTACAATCGCCCCCATCCAATCGCTCAGAGGAGGCGGCAGCGCGGCAACCGTCCATTCTTGCGGGTAGGCGCATCCCCGGCACCAAAGCACGCTGTAGACGCACACAGCGCCAAACCAGAAACCAGCAGGGGCGAGGAATAGGATCGGGAACCACCACCCTCGCCCAGTGAGGACTTGAGCCTGGGCGTTGACGTAGCTCTGCACGGCTTCCGTTTTGATCCGTTCGCGCTCCGTGTCGTTGTCGACCTTGCGATCGATCGTGTCCAGGATGCGACCTAGCGGCCCCTTGAAGAAGCCGAGGATGAGTGACCAGATCATTTCGCCCAGCCGAGCTTGCGAGCCAGGATGTAGGCGCCTTCGGTCACGAAGCCGATACCGAGGCCGACGAGCATCAGTACGTCAGGATCGGTCGCGAGCGTGTCACCCGTCCCGGCGTCGAGGAAGCCCTTGGCTATGAGTGCGCCAGCGATGTACCGGCACGCGATTCTTGCGATAACTGCGGTCATGCTTGTTTCCTCGTAAAAATGGCAGCGATGGCCTTGATGAGAGCGTTTATCCAGTTGCCGTCAGAGACCGGCTGCGGCTCGATCGTGACGGGCTTGGGCTGAATGGGTGCGGTGGGGACCGGCTGCGGAGCGGTAGCGGCCGGCAGATATGGAGTATCCTTGATCTTCGCCCACTTGGCATAGGCGGCCGCCAGCTTCGTGTCGTAGGCATTCTTCGCGTAGCCTGGGCCGTTCCAGCGCTTGGCGACTTCTGCCCACCGATGAGCCTTCAGATCGTCAGCAATGCCCATCGAGACGAGCAGAGAGACCGTTGCCTCAAGATGGGCTGCCTCGCTGTCCATGAAGGCCAGAACCATCGCTTGTGGGCTCACATAGCCAGCATCGGCGAAGTTCTCCCCGAGGATCTGGGTGAGGCCCCATGATGCTGATGCGAGGGCATCCGTCTCGTCGATCAGAAGAGCCGACATGAGGCGCGGATAGCTGTCCTTCGGATACGGCTTCTCGCCCCACTTCGGATAGGCCAGACCAGCCTTCACGGCAGCCGCGCGCTTCGATCCCGAGAGGTTGCGATGGAATACGTGTGGCTCGAACAAGATTTTCGGCCTGCCTTGGCTGTCGAAGCCGGAGCCGGCCGCCTCAACGTCCATGAACGCGTGCAGCTCATCCTCGCCAACGCCGATCTTAGCGCCGATGCGCGGCAAGTCTGTATCGACAATGCGCGCGGCAATGCCTTTGAAGGACCGGAAGTCCGTCATGGAAAGCTCCAGTTTAGAGGGAGCCGCACTTGATCCAAAAAAACGGACGTGCGACGGAAGTCAGATGAAGACGAAAGACATTGCAACGTTGGCGCTTGTCGTCGCCGTAATCGCTGGCGGCGCTTACGCTTTTGGGCTCACCCAGAGAGTGACTGACGCTCGCAAGCTCATCGTCCTTGCTGGGCAGTCAAATGCTTCTGGCGGGGCATCAGATGCCGCCCTGCTGCCTGCTGATAGGCCAACCGTCCCTTTCTGGTGGGATGAGCCAGGGTTCAGCAATAGCGCCATGAAATGGGTTCACCTGTCGCCGCAGCCTCTGTTAGCTTTCCCTAAAGGCCACTTCGGGCCGGAATACGGAATTGCCGCAGCGATGCCGGATGCAGCCATATTTAAGTTCACGTCCGGGGCAAGTAGCCTGGCCAAAGACTGGAAGCCGGGATCTGTAACGGGGTTGGCGCAGCGATTCGAAGACGAGCTAGAGGTCGCCATGAAGGGCACGAACGCCACTCCTTATTGCTTCGTACTGGTACAGGGCGAGAGCGATGCTGAAACCAAGGAGATGGCAACAACCTACGCGGATCGCCTCAAGGCCCTGATTGGTGCAATCCGGTCGAAGATGGGTTCTGACGTGCGCATCGTTCTTAGCGTCGATGAGCTGCACCCTTGGGTAGTTGCAAACCACGAAGTTGTCGCCGCGCAGAAGGCGCTTGCAGATGCTGATCTGAAAATCAGCTTTTCAAGCTTCTCCGACCTACCCAAAGCGGACTCCACGCATCTTGTGGCGGCGGGGACACTGGAGCAGGGCAAGCGCCTTGCCGAAGCATGCAGGGCAATCCCATGATTGGCTTCATCAAAAAATGGATCGACGCCACAATCGACGAGCGGTTAGCCAGTCTTGGAGCCGCGGAAATTATCACCCATAACTTGAGGGATAAGCCTGTCATTTGGGGTGATCCGTCCCGCTTGTTGATGGGCACGGATGCCATCGTAAACAACGCCACGCTGAACACCAACTCAGGACGGATCGAGATCGGGGATGGCACCATATTCGGCCACAACGTTTCGATCATCACCGGCACTCACCCAATCGACCAGAGAGGATTAGACCGTCATTCCTTCCCTCTGGAGGGCAGAGACATTATCATCGGCAAAGGCGTGTGGGTGGCGACCAATGCCGTCGTCCTTGGTCCCTGCACCATTGGAGATAACGCCGTCATCGCCGCTGGCGCGGTTGTAATCGGCGGTGACATCCCGCCAAATACCGTTTACGGTGGCGTTCCTGCGAAGTTCATCAAGACATTGGGAGAGAGTGATGAAGAACATCGAGCAATGGATGCTCAAAAAGGCAGCTGAAGAGGTCGAGCGCAACAAGGAAATCCTGCGCAAGATCGACGAGGAAAAAAAGAATCAGGGTTCTTCGGGCGCTAATAGCTCGTCAGCCCTTTTGGCAGCGAAAAGCTGAGTTAGAAGCCCCTTAAGGGTTCCGAATAGCTCATCTGACGTATCTATGTAGCTCGCCGCATCATAGATCATCTGATTTTTGATGGTCTGCTGTTTCATGGCATTGGAAACGATCACCGCCTCTTCATCTGTCATCCGACGCCACGGCGTTGACTTGCCGATGCGGTATTTCGTGTCTGCAGGCGCATTCAACACAGACTGTATTTGCGCGAGCGACGCCAGCTCATCCTCGGTCATGTCGCGCTCGATGATTTCTCCGAGATCTGGATCCCAAGCTACTGTTTTCATCCGCGAATTCCTTCAAGAACCAACCGGCCATTCACCGTTCCAGATGATGGGAAGAATTTGAAAGCGTTGTAAGCAACGGCACTCGTGATCACGTACCCCAGCTTGGAAGTCGCGTTACCGGCGGCCGCATTATTCGAGTGCCAGAAACCGTTTGCTGTTTTGTTGAAGGCTTTATTGAACCTGCGCAGTTCAAAGCCTGAAAACAAAGTCATACCGGCTTGCGGCGATACTGTGCCAAACAGAAGAGCAGTGTCTGATCCGACGCCAGCGGCAACCGCAGACGATGGCAGCTGCGTACCCGTTACTTCCATTCGCGCATAAACTGCGGAAGTCAGGAATGTAGATCCGTTGTCTGCCGATAGCTGCATGGACATGCCGACACCGGCACCGTCATAATCAACGCCTATGCGGAGATCACGATAGCCGCCGAGATTTTGAACGATCTGCCCAGAAGTCCCGAGACCCGTAAAGTCGTAAATGCCAATCAGTTCCCATCCAGTGGGTTTGATCACCGTGAAGAAGTTCGAGCCGTCGCAGATGATCTCGGCCGAGGAGCCGTTTGGGACGATGAGCGTGGCAAGCCCATTGATGGTCTCGCTGCCGTTCGGATCGATCGTGACCACTCCGCCGTCTGCCACAACGCTCAGAGGCCAACCGTTGGCCAGCGTTGCGGCGGCTGTCAGTGACAGTGTGGCGGCAGCCGTGAAGCGCAACGTCGCTCCAGCGTCGGCAGCAACCGCAGTGTAGTTGCCCGACTTGACCGCGTAGGACGACTTCGGGGCTTTTGTCGCCAATGCCGCCGTGGTTGCAGCAGCATCCGCTTTGCTGTCCAGCGCAGTCTGAAGCCCGGTTACGGTAGAGATCGCTTGAACACCGGTTTGGTTTGCACGAGCGAAAGCGTCTGCGTGTTTGCCTTGTGGGTCGTAGACCGATTCCTGCATGAAGCCGAGATCGGCGACACCCTCGAACAAGTCGCTGAACGACATGATGCGATAGAGGCCCAAGATCCTGTCCCAGGCCATAAAGAAGACATTGTCGCCATCGCCTACATTCGGGATCTGCACCAGGGAGCCGAAATCGGGCTTCACGATCAGGTTCGGCGTGCCGACGGGACGCTCAACAGTCAGACCGTTTGTGGCGCTGATCGTGGCCGGGAAGCGCGGCAAGACGCGCATGCGAAGGGTCATGACCGCACCACTCCTTCTACGATCGGCAGGGAGCCAATCAATTCTTGTTCCGTGAAATCGTCGAGCGTGACCGTCACCCCGATTTCGTAGGTTCCGAGGCTGAGGTTTGACATCTCAAGCTTGGTGAAATGCCACTGGATCACGCCGTTGCCTGGGAAAGTCACGTGACCATCGTCCGAGGAACCAACCAGGGCGGACCAGCAATCCGTAAGACGGCGGATTTCAAGCTTGACCGTGACCCCCGTCAGATCGGTGATGACCTGCCCCGTATCGTCATCGATGAGTTCTATCGTCTCGATCCAGTCGGCTCGGTTCGACACCGGCTTAAGCTGCGCGTCGTACATCAGAGCCTCACGTAGATGGTTGTGACGAGGGACGGCTGAACGTTGTTGTGGCCAGCGCCGCCCCCGGTATTGCCGACGGTAACGTTGTGGGCGTGAGCGCCAGCTACTTCCGTGTTCTGTGTAATAGCGCCGGGTGGTGTATCACCGCCTCTGACGCCGTTCGTGCCCGCATTGGTATTGATGTTTGTCCTAATGCCGTGGACGTGGTCACCCTGAACATCCGTTGCACCGGTGTGACCGTGAGCAGGCATTTCCGCTACTGTCAGCGTATGGGCCGCCTCGCCTAAGGTCTTGCCGAGGACATTTGCATCAGCGACGACGTTGGCCGCGATATTGCCCATGACGTCATGACCGATCGCCACACGTCCACGGAAGTCAGGAAGGGTGATCTGCTTGTTTGCGGCCCAGTCTGTCGCCGAAGAAGCCCCACGACCGCCTACAACAACGAGGTTGGCATTTGCATTCCACAGGAACTCAAACAGCGGCTGCGTGTCGTTGTTGGCCCGCTCTGAAGCTCCGGAGACCGCAGAGCCGACGGTGCGACCATTGCCGCGCACCCATCCGGCGATGAAGCCCTCGCCATAACGGAACTTAAGGTCACCGGTTGACAAGACGCCATTGGGATCGACAGGCGTCACGCTACCGCCGCCACCACCGGCGGGGCCGATGATCGGAATGCCGTCGACATCGAAGACAACCACGCCCCCGGCATCAGTCACACGGACACGGAAGAACCCGTCCGCTTCGTCGAAGTAGACCGAAGGCCAGCGCCCATAACCGTCAGTAATGATCGGGTTGGGCAACTTGTTGACGAGGCCAAGATCGAACGCCTGGTAGATATTCATGGGCGTCGTCGTGCCAGCCTGATAGAAAAAGGCCCTGGCGCCAACCATGGGCTTGCCGTTCGCATCGTAAAGCTGTTGCTGCGAAAGGTTCCAGAACCCTGCCATATTGCTGTTTCCTTAGGTTTCGGGCATCGTGCGTGACATGAAAGATCTTGCCCCGTTCGCCATTGCTCTCTTTTTTGGTGGTATGACCTGGCTTCTCGCCAGCAACGTTGGAGCCGCATTGGCGGCTGCGTTTGTCGCCGCGACCGTTACCGTCGCCCTCATGCGTTTAGAGGAACGTGTGAAGGCGCTTGAAAACAAGAACTCGAAATGATGTCAGGTCTCGTTCGGCATCAGCACGCGAAGCTGCTGGCCTTCACCTTCATTCTGACCTTCTGGCTGCCCATTGTTTTCGCCCCCTTGATCTGCTGGCATCTGGCGGACCCCAGAAATCGCGGGCAATACCTGTTGGGATATCGCCGGATTACCGGTTTCATGGCCGATAAATGCCGACAGGGCGCGAGACGCGTTGGCCAGAGCCTGCGTTGATTGCGCCGTAGGAGCGACGGCCTGCCGCTGGTAGGCCTTGGTATAGGCCGCTAGGGCTCTCGCGCTGGTAGGCTTCGCCATGATCGAGGAAAGCACCCTCGCCCCGACCACAGAGCCCACCACAGACGTCGGATCGAGCAGCGCGCCGCTGAGATAGCTGGCGCCGATCATCGTCTGGCCGGTTCCCGACGGGTTGGCATACTGGTTGAGCTGCTTGAACTGCCGTGAGACTGTCGCGATGTCATCGAGCGCAGAAGACAGATCCTTCTTGCCGCCGAATAGCTGAGACTTGCCCTCCGGGGAGAGCTTGCCCCATCCGGTGACAAAGCGATCGGGCGAGAAGTTGCCATCATTATCGCGGCCGAGCTTGGAGATCACGCCAGAGGCAAGATCATTCCATGTCTCATCGCTGACAGCGCCACGTACACGAGCCAGAGCCACACGATCGCCGCGGGTGTTGGAGTTAGCCATGGAGGTGATACGGTCAAAGATACGCTCGTCCGATGCGTCATTGCCGAGAACCTTCTGCAGGCCTTCCCGCTCGCGCGCCGTCTTGGCTGCAAGCTTGTTGGCTTCCTCGAATGCTGCGGATGCCTTTTCACCCCCCGACCGGGCAACCGCCGCCTTGAGGTCCGTCGTCAAGCCGCCGTAGATCTGCTTAAGCTCTCCCTCAGAGAATCCGGAGGCGACCACCTTCCTCGGATCTTCGAGCAACTCACCGATGTTCGTCCGGAGGTCTTTGATGCCCTGATAGTTGAGGCCATCCTTCTGATCGAGCGCACGGCGGACGAGGTTGACCGCCCCACTCTCTGGCAAAGCTGCATTTGACCGGCGCGCGCCAATGTCGGTGGCGACTTTGGCAGTCTCAGAGAGAGGTGTCGTGACGTTCTGCGTGATGAGCGCGTCAACGCCGTCGTAGGCCTCCTTGACGCGTCCTGGCAGCGTCTTCTTTGCGAAGTCGGTAATGCCCTGCCGAGCAGCCGCGCCAGCGTTGGCGACGTTACCGGGGCCGTAGCCTTCCTGTACTCGGCCGGCGGCTTGCCCGATCTGATCGATAGCCTGCTTTGAGGCCGTGCGAAGAGGCGTGCCACCGAGCGGAACGTTGGTGAGAACCTTGCCGGTCTGCTGGACGGCTGCGGAATCGCTCGCAACAGCCCGAGGAAGGTCAACACCGAGGCGATTAGCGGCCGCTGCCGCTTCCATGCCCTGGCTGACTTTCGGCCCAGCCCGTTCGGCTGCTATGGCCGTTATTGCCTTCCCAGTGCCGGCAGCCGGAGACGCGGGCAGGAAGACACTGCCGAACTCGACAGCGCGGCCTATGCCTTCATCGCTCGTCGGATCGACCTCCCCAGCCAATACATCGCCGGGGAGTGTAATCGCGCGCTTTACCGCTCCGAGCAGACCCGCGTTGCTGTCAAAGCTGACGTTGCCTTCTGCATCGCGGCTGATAGGGAGGATCTTGCCCTGATAGGCTTGGCTTTGTGCAGGTTCAGAAGTGGACGCAGCGGCAGGATTAACAGCCTGAGGCGATGGCGTGGATGCCGGTTGCTCCTGCGGCTTGGCATACTTTGCCCAAGGACCTGCCGACGCAGCTGGTGCGCTCGCCTGAGGCGCTGCGTACTTTTCCCATGGTCCAGCCATCAGTTTGCCTTTTCCCAGCTTTTAGGATCTGCCGGGTCGCCACCCTTAAAACGGTACCCGTCTTCGATCTGTCCAGCCTTCGGTGCTTCTGGCTGCTTCTTGTTCATAAACCCGCCAACGTCGCCGGCTTTGCCCTTGATGGCTCCGGATGTTACGGACTCTAGGTCATCCTTGAGGCCCTCGGCCTTGCGTAGGAGAGTTTCAGCATCATCGGTGGGTTGAGGAAGATATCGCCGTGCGTATTCCTCACTTTCAGTAACCGACATCCCTGCGCCAGTCAGTCCGCGCCTAAGTGCATCAGCCCCACTTGCCATACGACGCTGCACAATACCGCTATTGCCTCTGCCGAATATGCCTTGAGCATAGTCAATTGGGCCGGTTGCATCCCCGTTTTTGATCATTTTAATCACTTCAGGGTAGTCGTTCTTGATGAAGTTGTCGCCCAGCCCTATCCGAGCCCCAACCTCTGCAGGAAGTGACGTGCCGCTATAAGCCGCCCCGTCTGTATCCCCACCGATTTGGATTTCTGTGCCATTGGCATCCCGAAAGGTGATCCCACGCGATTTTGGCTTCGAGAACTCCTGAAACGTCGGCAGTTTATCTTCGGGAACACCGCGTTCTCGCAACTGCTTCATGGCATATTCGTAATCTTGCTGCCCGGCAGTGCTTTTCGGCTTGCCGGTAAAGATTGGCTGCTTGGTGACCGGATCGAGAAGAGTGTCGCCGTCCCCGACCTTGATCGGGTCTTGCGGCTTCGCGAAGGTACCCAGTCGTTCCACCTGCCCGGTCTGCTGGTTCGCTCGTGCAAGCGTGCCATCAGGCAGATTGACGAACTGCCAAGGTTCCGTAGGGGCTTGCCCCTTCACGTTCGCCGCCCAAAGCTGGAGTCCTGTCTCGCGAAGGTTAGGATCGCGAAGCATGAACTGGATAAGCGATGGATCGACGGACCCGCGAGTAACAGGCGTCACACCGGGAGCGATGATGTTGCTGCCGGAGTCCGCCACCTGAGCAGGCACAGGAGCGCCCACAGGAGGCTGTGCAAGCGCGGCGGCCGCAGACGGCTGTGGAGCAGCGGCAACAGCAGGCGTGGCGACTGGCATAGGCTGGGCGGGATCGGAGGCGCGCATCTGGCCTGTAGCACCAGGCATAGGGATGCCGGCCGACGGATCGAGGCTTGCCACAAGGTTGGAGGCGACACGAGCGGGAGCGGCAGCCGGAGCAGCGGCAGGAGCGCCCTGCCCGTCTCGGAAATCCTGCGCATAGTAGTTCTGGGCAAGCGCCATCCGTCGAGCGGTCTCTCCACCGGGTTGGTCATAGCCTGCGAACTTCCACGCGTTGTTCATGACCTGCTGTGCTTCCTGCGGCGACTTGGCAGCGTTCAGCCGATCGATGAGCCCCGGATCTTCGGAGAGGAAGAATTCGGCCTGTGTTGAGGGAGAACCGTTGCCTTCCTCGCCCTTGGATCGGGCATAGTTCTGCAGGTTCTGCAGGCGCTCGGCACGCCACGACAGAATGCCGCCGGCCGTGCCCGCTTGTCCGGACTGGCTTGGATCAGACCAAGAGCGAGCAGCGTTCACAGGGCTCCAGCCACTCTCAGCGCGGCCGGTAGCGGCGACGGCTGCCAGACCATACGGGTTGGTGACCTTCGTCTTGATCGTGTCGATGAACGGGGCGTAGGTGCTGCCCTGTGCTGGGCCGCGATCAACAGGCCCCACAGGAGCCGTCATAGGCGCGTTTGCAACCTGCGGGGCTCCACCAGTCAGCCGGGACAGAAAACCGCCCTGCTGAGGCGCTGCGGCTGCGGGAGCGCCACCGATGCGATCGGCAAGAGCGTTGAAGGACTTGCGAGCGCCGAGCTCCTGTGTCAGCCCACCGAGAGATTCGGCGATCCCATCCAGCCAGGAGTTGTCCGGCCGAGGAATGCTGACACTCTGGGGAAGCAGGCTTGCGATTTGAGCCATTAGAACAGACCTCCCGAAGCCGCCTTGGCAGCTATGCCGATACCGCCCTTGAGCAGACCGCCGAGGAACCCGCCCTTAGCGGATGTCTGGGCTTCCTTGGCCTGCGCGATCTGATTGTTGACGCCTTCGAGGCCCTGAACGACACCGCTTTCCAGCCCGAGCCGGTCACCGGCGGTTCCTTGGTACAGATCGGCCTTTGCGCCATAGCCTTGGGCTTGACCACCAGCGGCGGATAGGCCTTGACCAGAAACGCCATTGAGCCGATCGAGCCATGAGCCAAACTCCTGGTTAGCGGTCCCTTGGCCGAATTTGGTGAGTTCTGTAAGCAGGTTTCCAGAGCCGAGCATGCCGCCAGCAGAAGCCCCTCGCTCTGCCGCCTGCAGTCCTTGGTCGAGCGCGAACTGATAGCCTGGTCCCGTCTGGAAGGCTCCCGTAGCTCGGGCATTACCCTCGGCACCGTTCAGGCCGATAGCATCGCCATAGAGGCTATTTGCATCCGTGCCACTGGCCACCCAAGGAGCATAAGCGCCGATGGCGCTATCCAGCGCCGCTCCGGACTTCTGCTCACCGGTATTGATGATGTTGTTGCCGGTGGTCTGGAAGCCGGTGATCAGACCCTTGTTCTGATTGGCGGCGGCTTTCGTCGCCTTGCCGACATCGCTGCCCGTCAGCGCTCCGAGGAAGCCCATTTATAACCCTCCGGCCGTTAGGCGCTTCTCGACCTCGCGGATATGCTGGTCGAGGCGTTGAAGATAGAGATACCAGTCCCGGTTCATGGTGCCGTTGACCTCAAGAACCCGTTGACCGGAAGGCGGGAGCGGAGACAGTGGAGCAATCGCGCTGGCCATCAGTTCACCCTCGCCGCAGCATCCATCGTGCCGCCCAATACAGAGGCGTAGACCGGATCAGAGATATCAATCCGCCACACTCGCCCATACCGGCTGCTCATGCCTGCCCGGTTGATCGTTACAGGCGTCTTGTGCTTCGCCAGTTCACCAAGCGAGCGCTTGAGAGGCGTTCCGAAGCGGTTGCCGCCATCGTCAGACCATGAGACCAGGCAGACGGGATTGCTCTGGATTGGCTGCTGGCCCTGCGGGATGCCCTGCCCGACGATCATGTCGAAGTCAGCACGTGAGACCGCCACACGGTTCGGGAAGTTCGAGACCGGCAAGGATTCGATGCGCATGACCAGCGGATGACCGCCCTCGCTCTGTTCGTTTGGGTTGAGCATCCAGACCGAGTCCGTTCCCCGATCGCCAATCACCCAGCCGTCGAAGGCCTGTGTAGAACACACACCGCGCCAGTGATCGTCGAGGTAGCTCTTGCGCTCATGCCAGAAGCCGGTTCCGAGTTCGTAGGTCCAGGAGAAGTTTGGCCCGGAGACCGTCGCCCACTGATGGCCCTCTGTCACCGCTACAGTGACATCGAGCTTCGTCTTGTCCGTTGTCGCTGCAATCAGGCGATCGAGATCAGGACCGGAAATCTTGGTAGGTTGGTAACCACCATCGAGCTGATAGACCGCGTTGTCATCGCCGACGAAGATTAGGGCAGAGAAGCCGTATTCATTCCCGGCAATGGCGAATGGGCCGGCGATACCGCGCGCAACGACAGCGGACCTTGAGAATGGCGAACCCGTTGCATTGCCCGCGTTCTGCCAGAACTCGATTGCGTTAGGCCCACAGAGGAGCAGCATCTCGCCAAAGGCCACAGCACGATAGATGCCGCCCGTATGGCTTTCTGCCTTGCCAAAATCGAGAGCCGAGACGGTCTTGTCGTTGATGCCGGAGAAGAACACCCGCCCGTCACGAATGGCCCACACAAAGTAGCCATCGATGAAGTCAATCGTCACCGCCTGCGGCAGATCACCGTCGCCAAGGCTTGCCGGCGCCAGGGTGCTGCTGATGACGTAGGTGTCGTTCTCTGTCGTGCAGAGGATATCCGGCACCGGTGCCTTGTTATTGCGGGCAAAGGTAACTCTCCCAGTACCCGGCAGTGACCCGAGGTTGGTCACCAGATAGATCGCGCCTGATTTGGCGATCTTCAGCAGCCTGCCAGCCTGGGCAACGTACAGGGTGCCGTTGTGAAAGTGGAAGCCACGGCAGCCAGCAAAGCCCGTGGACGCGAGTGAGGTCAGGCCGGGAACCCTACGCCTCGCAAAGCTGTTGCGCGCGCCACCGTCTAGCTTCTCGGCATACGCGTTGATCAAACGGCCGGAGCCTTCGCCGGGACGCGCACCAGGCGCCGTGCTGGTTGGGAAGATGATATCACTCATGCATTCCCCTTCCTGATTTTATCGAGTAGAATCAGCGAACCCGCCGAGCGTTGGCGCGCTGCGACGGGTTCTAACCAAGCCAACCTGTCAGGAGGTCAACATGGCTGCGAATTTCATTTCATGTTCTTTCAACGGCTGCAACGCCAATGCGCACCGGAGCGCGTCGGGAGCGGCTGGACTTTGCGGCATGCACTACCAGAGGCAGCGCCTCGGCTTGGACATGCTCGCGCCAAAGAAGGCGGTAAATGCAGACCTTCTAGCCTTTGTCCACGATGTGGCAATAAACCACACTGGCGACGAGTGCTTGATCTGGCCTTACGGCAAAAACAAGAATGGTTATGGCAAGATTACTGTCGATGGCCACCGGGTTCTGGTCACTCGGTATGTCTGCGAACTCACCATTGGATCCCCACCGTCACCGGAGCACGAAGCCGCCCACTCTTGCGGCAAAGGGCATAAAGGCTGCGTCTCTCCTAGCCACCTGTCTTGGAAGACGCATGCCGAGAACCTAGGCGATATGGTCGAACACGACACCCATCATCGCGGTAGCCGTCAATGGATGGCAAGACTTACAGAACCTCAAGTGCGAGAGATACTGCGCCTTAAAGGCATCAGGCCGCAACGCACTCTGGCAAAGGAGTTCGGCGTGAGCCGCGGTACAATTTGTAGCATTCACCTCCGCGAAAGCTGGTCGTGGCTCGCGCCCTAATAATAGTCCACCGCAAGCGTGGAGCCTGAGACGTATGTCGAGGGCCTCATGGATCGAAGCCGTGCAATCGCCGCCCATCGGCTGTCTTCGCTTCGAGCTGCGCCATAAGACGGGTTTGCAGTGTAGGCGATGATCGTGGCCAGCGGGTCGATATACTTGTCCTCGAAGGTCGTGTAATCGTCCGGAGAATAGGCGCCGATCTCGCTCATCTCGTCGAGCACGCCATTCATGATGGCGTCGATGTCCTCGACGTTCTCAGCCTCTGGCGTCTGGCCTATACCGCCGTCGGCCTGAAGCAATTTGAGAGTGGCGGTAATCAAGTCTGTGCGTGTTGCCATCACCGCCACTCCTGTTTTCAGTCGTTCAATGCAGCCTTGTCCTCAGGGGACATGGCGTTGAACGAGTCTGCTTCTGCCTTGTTGAGGCCTTCTTTGACCGTCTTGTCGCCGTCGACGATCTTGAACCGGCCGCCAGCGATGTGAACGGCCTTCAGGCCTTCGACCGGAGCCTTGGGCTTGCTTTCTGGCTTGGGAGCCTTGGGCTTGCTTTCGGCAACCTCGAAATGCTGGTTGGTTTGCAGCTTCTCAAGGAAAGCCTCATCTTCGATATCGACCGGCTGGCCGTCGAAGAAGGTGTAGCCGCGCATCTCGACCACACGCTCATCGCCCTTCGGGGCCTTGTAGGTAACCTTCGTCATCAGATGGTCACCTCACTTCATGAAGCCGGTGAGGTAGGTCGTGACCGTACCCGCGGCAGCCGTTGCCGAGCCCGTGCCGAACTTCAGGGCGATGTCCGTGTCCGCCGTGAATTCGTAGTAGAGGCCCGTTGCTGCAAGCGTGGTGGTCGAGCCGCCAGCCTGGCCGATGGTAGATGCCGTGACGAAGCGGTCATCGTCGGCGGAGTCACCGAGCGTGACAGAGACAGTCGGGGTGCCGTTGGTGTCGATGTCCGTCAGGGCGAGATAGACGCCCGTCGCGACAAAGCCCTTCGGCACCTTCATGACCTGCACAGTGTTGCCGGTTGCTGCATCAGCCGCGAGGACAGCCAGAGGGCCGCCCAGCGTCTTCATGGTTCGGGCAAAGCCCTGGTTACCCACCTGAGGCTGGGTATATGCCACACGATCAGCCATTGCCGATCTCCTTCATTGTTGATGGAAAAGGGAGAGAGCCGGCGCTAACCGGCTCTCGGCTGTTAAGCGTTAGCAACGCCGGAGACGAAGCCGGTCACGCAGCCCCAATCGACGAGATCGCCGAGAGTTGCGCTGGCGCCCTTGGCGAGGGGAGCCTTTGCGATCTTGCCGACACCGTACTGTGCTTCGATGCCCATACCGGCAACGAAGCCATAGTCGCCATCTTCAAGCTGCGTCGGACGCGGCATCTGACCTGTGGCGTAGGCGAAGGCGCCCTGACCGCAGAGGAAAACCGGCTCGACGTCGATCGAGGCAGCACCGATGCCCTTCAGGAGAAGGCGCGTGGTGATTTCCGGGACTTCCTTGTAGATGATGCCGTTGTAGACCAAGCTCCCGCCGTTGAAGATCGGGTTCGTCTTCTCCGGGTTCTTTTCACGCTCACGAGCGTCACGGTTGGCCTGGTACATGACCGGGTCAGCCTGAAGATCGCGGAACGCGCGAGAACCGAGGAAGCAGACGTACCATTCCTGATCGGTGTCTTCGATCATGTACGGGTTGATCTTCGGACGTCCGTTGTAGGTGCCTGGGTTGTTCGGGTCTACTCCGGTTGCCTTGGCCTGATCCTTCAGCAAGTTGCCGACAGCAGCGGTCATCTTGTCGTTGGTGGAGTCGACGTTTGCCGCAGCGGTCGCGAAGGTCGTGGAGTAGTTCGAGATCTGCGACCCGAACACAACGCGGTCGTAGTTCGCGGTAACCCACGAGTTCTTGTTGGCTGCGGAAGCTGCCGACCAACGAATGCCGTTGACGCGGTTGCCCGGTTCACTGAGCCGGCCCGACTGGATGCTGGCAGTCGGGATGGACAGCAGCATGTCTACGAGGTCATCGCGGACAATGCGCTTGGACCAGCCACGCAGAAGGCTGCGCGCAGTTGAGCGGACCGAGAAGGACGATTCCTTGTTCGATGCGCGGTTGTTGGCAACAGCGTTACGTGCCCAGTCTGCCCAGAGCGGCATGCCGTAGCTGTCGATCTGCTCTTCCTTGCCTCGCAGCGTGCCAGCGCCGACGCCGTCGCCGGTCAACTGAGTGACCAGAGGGACGCGGATTTCCTTGCCGTCTGCTTCGAGGTCATTCATGCGAACGATGATAGACGTGCTATCAGCGCCCATGTAGGGGTCGAACCGGGAAGCCCGCAGGAAGTCATAGGCGACGTCTGTGCGGAATTTGATCAGTTCGTTGTTCGGATGGTTCTGCGTGAGTGCCATTTGGCTCGCTCCAGAGTGCTGCCGAGGCGGATCTTATCCGCGGCGGCTTGACGTGACGGAAGAGAACAGCGCCGCATCGCTCTGATCGCCTGCTGGCGGTGCGTTACCACCGGCCGGAAGACGGGACAGAGAGGGCGGGATGCTCGTGACGGGCGGTTGGCGAGATCCGGGGACAGGTGTTGCGGCTGCGCGGGCTCGTTCCATGGCCTGAGCCAGGAAGGCGGGGTCCGCGAGCTTCTTATCGATTTCCGATTGGAGCCATGCTTCAGGGTCGTTGCCTACTCGGGCGTACGCCTGCTGCTGTTTGTGCCACTTCACCAGATTGTCAAACGGGTTACCGCCCGCCGTAATCTGCTGGTGCAGAGCCTTGCCTTGTGGAGTGCCCGCCAGAGCGTTGGCGGCTTCCTTCGCGGCGTCGACGGCTTCCTGAGTGTGGATGCCTGCTGCTCTGGATTCCCAAAGCTCTTCCCGCAGTTCCTGAACGGTCTGCTGAACCGGGGTGAGTTGGGATTGCAGGTACTCGTCCGGATTCTCGAAGATCGAGACCGGCTGCTTTTCCTGCTGTGGCTGCGGCGTTGGCTGGCGAACTGCCTGGACCATGCCGCGGAGTTCCGCGATTTCACGCCGGAGGGCTTCAGCTTCACGCTGCGCTTCTTGACGCTTCTCGCGCTCTGCCTGCACCGCGCCTACCGGAACAGCATTGCCGTTGCTGGCGGGCTGCTCTGGGGCGTTGGGCTGCGGTTCCACAACGGGGGCTACCGGCTGCGCTGGCGGGTCTGCCTGCTGGCTGGTGAAACGTCCGCTGTCGTCGCGCTGCTGCGGTGACGGCTGAGGTGTTGGCTCGGGTTGTGGTTCCGGAGCGGGATTGCCCGAAACGACGGAATCAAAGATTTCACTGTCCGAAAGATCGGCCATCTTGCATGTCTCCAATGTCGTGGGAGTTTTCACGGATCGCCCTTGAGCCTGGCGGCGGCTTGTTTCGCCCGTCTAGTCGGCGGCACTCTGCTGATGAGCGGGGTCAGCTCCCGAAATCGCCCTTGAGGATGGCGGCTCCTTTATTGCGGTGCGTTGGATAGCTGGTCCTTGTGCATCGCAAATCTCTCTTCTCGGCCGAGCGCGTCCTCTCGCTGCTGGTGCGCCACTTCGGCGGGCTTCAGCGCGGTCTCGACGCGGGTTCGCTCGGTCTCTGCAATCGTCTTGGCCGTGTTGGCATCCTTGTTGCGGATGGTGGCCATGGCCTCTTCGGCGTCGAGCATTGTCGGGCCCGGGCTGCCGGGTTGCGGTTGCGTAGCGGCTTGAGCATCGGCCATCGCCTTGATGGCTTGAGCTTCCTTCAGTTTGGCCGAGGCGACCGTTTCCTGAAGCTCTGCCTGTGCTCCGGCTTGCGCCAGCGGGTTCGGCTGCTGTTTCTGCTCGAGAATGTCCGTGAGCTTCTTCTTGGCCTTGCCGGGAAGGTTGGACGCCTCGATGATCAGTTCTGGCGGAACTGGCTGGCCGTTCTGAACGAGCAGCGTTAGTGTGTCATAGACCTCTTGCTGCTGGTTGATGGTGTCCGGACCTTCGTCGATGATGATATCGACATCCAAGGAGCCGAGAGAGTTGACCAGCGCCGGCAACCCGGTTCGCGGATCAGTGCCTATCTGGTTGATGGCAAGGAACTGCGCAACGTCGTCATCGTCAGTCACGCGAATCCAGCGCTCTCCGGTCCAGTGCTCCTGCACAGCACACCAGATCGCCCGGTAAACCCGAAGCTTCCAATTCTTGAACGACAGGAGATACGGGCCAAGCTCGGCAATCCCAGCCTGTTGCTGGAACTGCATTGCCCGACCGGAGAGCTTGTCCACGCCCTGCCCGACTAGAGCCGGGTTGAAGCCGTAGTTCTCGATCTCGTTCTTGGCATCCTCGAGGAAGGCAAGCTGGCCCTGCAATTCGGCGTTCTTGGCAGCGTCATCGAACACTGGAGGCTCTGTGCCAACCGGATACTGGATCACGCCATCGGGCCGTGCTGCCTCGCGGCGTATCTGCTCGATGTCCTTGCCATCGTTCGAAGCCGTGATGATGCGGCGGCTGTTGAGGGTATGGAGGCCCTTGGACCGGCGCTGATTGATCTCGTCCTGGCTGGACTGCATGTTGCGCACGAAGCCGTAGCGGTCGCCGTCCTGGTCTATCGCTGCGGAGTACATCACGTACTTGCAGATCGATCGCTTCTTCTCGTCCTTCAGGTAGCTGACGCCTTCAGCAAGCACCGTTGCACCCGTGTAGATGCACCAGCGCCACTCGTTGCCGACCATGTACCAGTGATCGACGATGCGGAGCTGCTTGCGCGTTTCCGTCTGCATGAACCACACACGATCACTGTCGGGATCGCTGGTAAGCTCGGTGCCGGTGTCGACGGAGGCTAGTATTTCCTCCTCCTTGTCCGGGAAGAGCGCAATCGTCGCATCGACGTCGGCCCATTTCGCCACGCCCATATATCGAGCGTCGGAGAAATCCGCCTTGAGGGAGCGTGGGTCATAGAAGAAGGATGACGGGTCAACCTCCTCGAGCCCTACTTCAACGTCACCAACGTCGCCGCGCTCGAGCATGATCTCGACGCCGCCCAGGCCATCGACGGAACCATTGAGGCCGCCGACCATAGATTTGGCTGACCACACCTGTTCATCACACACATAGCGAAGGACAGCGGTCGCAATGTCGGCGCCTTCCTCGTGCTTTGGCGTGCGAGGATACCCACGCGGGTCTTGCCTCTGGCGTTCCAGCAGCCCGACGAGAGCGTTGATCTTGCGCGCAATGCGGTTGTACGTGACAACAGGCTGCTTGCGCTTGTTGAAGATTTCGATTTGCTTCTTGGTGTACTGGACGGAATGATAATATCGACGGGCGTTCTGCTGTTCGCGGATCTCGTTCTGCTTGACGTCGAGGTAGTTCAGGTACTCGCGCTTCCGCTTGCTGTGGTCGGCGCCTTGAGCGGAGTATCCCGGAGCGCTGGCGACAGCGTTTGCCATTTGATTTGCCATCAGTAGCTAACCCAATCTCCAGCGGAATCTTCGTTATTGCGAGAACGATAGTCGTTCATGGTGTTCGGCTTGGTCACTTCGACAACCGGCACATATGGCCGCGACATGCAGCCGTAGCGCGCCTCGTCAGCGACGTGATCTTCCGACTCCGTGTCCAAGTCTTCGGGCCTGTCAGGGTCATGCTGCAGGATCGGGATCGTGCGTATGAAATCCACGCAGGTGGAGAAGACGAACAGCGCCGGCCGTTCACCGTCACCTTTCATCCTGGCTCTCATCTGATCCCACCCGCCAAGTGCGCCCATTTGGGATACGCGCTTGTTGTCGGCCCTGCGAAAGGTGACCTTGTACTCAGTGGCACGGCTTAAACGCTCGTGGATCGACGGGCCTCCATCCTCTGCGAATGCCGCCGGATCGAGCACGCCGTAGGTGATCTTGTCGCCCTGCTCTCTCTTCAGGATGCCTTGCCCGACCTCTTCAGCCGTGAGCTTCAGGCCGGTGTTAGGCTCTCCCGGTTTGCAGCCATACCATTCGCGGTAGCGGACCAGAGCGCCCCGAGGAATGACGCCCGTAGGCGTCGGGTAGTCCTCTGACGCAATAGCCCACCAACCGACCGAGAACGGACGAGCAGAGCCCCAGTCCATTGACCGGAACCGCATCCAATCCGAAGGAATGGCGAAAGGCCTGACAATATGCTTGCCCGTGTCCCAACAGTCGAAGAAAGCGCCCTCGACGGCGTTCCAGTCGCCATCAAGCCAAGCCTTCACCAACGCTTCGGAGCCGACCAGGTACAGGTTGTTGATATATTCCGGGTCGTTGTTCATCAGGAGCTTGTTGTCCTGGATGCGCGACGGAATGAATACGAAGCGATGCGTCTTGCCGTTTGGCAGCAATCGCGACAGCGGCTGCATCCCCATGGGCGCGGGATCGATATACCTCTGCTTGATCCAGCTCTGACCAGCACCGCCGGGGTTGCCTGTCAGGATCAATTGCGTAGGAACGCCCTTGGCAGAGCGCAGGATGGCGAAGAGTCGATCGATGGGCTTAGGGTCCGGATAGATGCCGGCCTCTTCTATGCAGGCGTCTGAGACGTTCTGGCCCTGATACTTGTCGGCGTCCTGCACTCGCTCCAGCGGGCGGAAGCGAAGGCGGCCACCACCGGGGAATGTCCATGTCTTTTTCTGATCATTCCAGCCAGCACCGATCTTGCCGTAGATTTCCTTGCTGCGCTCGATCGCGTCGTCAAGCATCGGCAGCTCGCGACGGCAGAACAGAGCGTTGAAGCCAGAACCATAGAGAGCGGCTTTGACAGCATATTTTCCTAACACGCCGTCTGTTTTCCCGCCTCCTCGAGCACCACCGAAGAATATTTCTCTAAACGGGCAGTCAATCAGCGCCTTTTGTGGACCCGCTTGCGGGGACCAGGCAACTCTACGAACCTGATCCATGATCCTTCAGCCATTGATCCTCATCGACCGGCTTGGCGCTAACCACGAAGTCAAGCGCACCGGTGATATCGACATCCAGTTTATCGCCGTAGACCTTGGGTCTAAGCTTAGCCGCCACCCACTTACGGGCCTCGATCTGCAAGCGGCGGTGCTCGATCATGTCCCCGGTCGAGGACTCGATCAGCTTGCCGTCCGCGTCGTACTTCTCTTTCTTGCCCATCACCGGAGTGTTGGCGATGTCGACAATCTCGTCGAAGAGAGCGTCCGCCTGGGCCTCGCGTGCGCGCGCGTACTGGTCCCTGAAGTCTGCGTTGGCAGTCAACCACCTGAATACCGATGCTTTTGCCGGCATTCCCTTAGTGGAGCAGATGGACCTGAGGCTTTCACCGTTGGAAAGTCGATCGCAGATCTTATCCGCTATCTTCTGGTCGTACGTGCTTTTTGCCATGGTATCCGCGTATGTTGATTGCCGGCTTCTCCACTTCACACCGTTCATGAGGGCGACAAACCCGGAGCGGCGGTGTTGGGCTCTTCACCCACGAGTGAAAGCTTGTCCCTCGCGCCGGTTGGCGAGGTTAAGGACTCCGCTCCTTGCGTGATGCAAAACGAAAAACCCGCCCCAGTTACGGAGCGGGCTAGGCCGGCTGATGTGCCGGGGATGAAGTCTACGCGGCCTGTCGCCGCCTTGCCTCTCGCTGTCTGCGCTGAGCGTTCCGGATTTCCCGCCAGTCGAAGACGGCCGCCTCTTTGCAGAAGACCGTATCGGCGTCTCGGTAGGAATTTCGTTCTTTCCGGCTCGGCGCGTCGGCTGCGATGTTGTCTGAAATATGCTCGAAAACCGGGCCAACAGGCAACATGCCATCCAACCAGATTTCGTTATCGGGTGAGGCACCCCGAACCAGATGTTGTTCTATGATGGTAATTGCCCGGTCTTTGCGTCGGGAACCGGTCATTTCATGAATGCCTTCGTGTCGGCACCATTTGACGAACTCCCGGCCACCAGCCTTGGCTATGGCCCAATTCCAGAGGGCTCGGCGGTTGCCTTCATCCGCCACCAACTTGATAAGCTCATTGCAGCGCTCCCAGTCGGCTATGTCTTCCGGTCTAAGGCGCATCCTATCCGCATCCCAGAAATGATGCATCCATTCATTGAAGGGGTCGTCTCCCTCGGTGAGCTTCTCCGAACGAGCATTGGTCACCATCCGGGAATTGAGGTCTTTGGCGCTGTGGGTGAAGGGCACCCATGCCGCCTTGAGACGGGCTGGACGCTCATTGATGGGCAGCCGCCGATCGACAACCGCTGCCTTGATGAAGAGATTCGCGATTTCCATTCTGTTCATGCTGCCGCCTTCCGCCTGTCGTCGAATAGATCGCCCTGTCCCGCGTTCGGGCCGAACCTACGCACCACTCGCTCTGCTATCATCCCCACCAGGGCGAACCGTTGGTGAGGGAGACCTTTCGCAACCACCTGCAATTCAGCCACAGGAGCCTCATCGAAGCATTCGAGCCATTCCGAGGTGTTCACCTCTATGATTGCTCGATAACGCTCCACGAGGTCACTGACGGCCCATAGCAGATGCTTGTCGATATACCCTTGATTGTTGTGGGTTTCCGCCACCGTCGACATGACCAGCCGGAAGTGATCTTCACCCTTTGCCCGGAGGATCTTCTCCATTGTGGCAACAGCTCGCGTCTCCCGGATGCCAGGGTATGACCGGCCATCGACAATGACGATGCCGTACTCCTCGCAGATCTGGGAGACGTGGTCTGTCATTCCTTAGCCTTCCCTCTCGGATGACGCTCGTTGTAGGCCCGCATCTGCTCCCTGCGGATCTCGCGGGTTTCGAGCACATACTTGATAGCGCCGTAGTGGCGGTTGAAGAGACGGCTGAGATCGGTCGTGGAGAGGTTCGGATACTCCTCGGCCGTCATCTGCCAGATGTGATGCCGGATCGCGACGAGATGGACGCTCTTCTTCCGTGACTTAATATCCCGGCGATTGGTCCCGAACACTGTGCATATGTCGGCCAGGTATTGCTCGGGCGACCGGCGGCGGCCTTCCCACTTCATCCAGAGCTTCCGCGACAGCAGGTGCGCCTTGGGCTCGTTGGCTTTCATCTCCGGTGTGGGCTTGGCATAGACCACAACAGGCGGGGGAAGCGCTGCAGGCTCTTCTGCAATGGGCGGCGCTGGCTGCTCGACGACCGTGAACGCCCGCACCACGTTGACGACGCGAGGCTGGCCCATGAGCCGCTGTCTGACCGCGCTGTACTTGGCGGTGATCTCTGCTGTGTAGTTGCCGGCGATGGTCATAGGCCGAGCTCCTTGAGGTATTCCGAGAGCCTGCGCTTGGTGTAGAGCAGTTCGGCTTGTTGGTTGATTTCATCCATGCGGCGGCGATGGATACGAACCTTGGTTGCCGATGAGACCGATTGGAGGCTCATGACATTCTGCGAGATGATCGGCTCGACATTATCCAGTCGGCGCTCTCGCTCCCTTTCCTTCTCCTCTTCTGTCTTTTCACCAGTGAGAATTCTTCTCAGTCGGTTGACCTCGTCGAGCCGCCAATCGCGATCTATTCCATTGATGCCCGCTGCTTCCGTGCCGCCACCGACGAGGCCAAGACCCTTGCCATAGCCAGCGATGTCGCTCACGCCTCTCGGCATAGCCTGAACGACGTTCTTTGCCACCTGTGGGCCGGCTACAGCAGCGCCGCCCATGAAACCGAGAAATCCTCTGCGCTTCATGCTCCGACCCTTTCTACGGAAATGCGTTTCCCCTTCCTGAAAATCGCCTCGGCCGACTTCTTGGCCGCCGCTCGCTTGGTGGTAGGCCCGGTCATAGACTCAGCGACGATCGGCGAGTTGAGATAATCGAGGAAGGCATTCAGCGCCGCCTTCTCCGCCTCTTCCCTGGTCGCGAAGATGATGTCTCTCTTGCCGTCGCGCAGAACGAAGTTGGCCGAGCGGTGGACTTGGCGATAGAAGGCGACGTACCCTGTCGGGGTTTTCATCGCGCCGGCGTCGAACTTGTTCATGCTGCCTCCTGATAGAACTGCTGAGTGGCGTAGTCGCCCCACTGATCGGCCATTGCCGCGGCGATGCCCGAGAAGAACCGAGACCTTTCACGCCAGCGATCTGGACCGGGAGGCATGCGATGGACGCGAGCTTGCCGGCCATCGACGATGTTGGTGTGGACAAGCGGTGGAAGATTTCGAAGCCAGAAGCACGTGCGCTTCACTTCGGGATGGCCGAACTGCCAAGGCTGGACGCTCTGGGCGAATTCCTCGTAGTTCTGGATCCGCTCCTTGGCGTGCTTGTGCATGACCGGGTTTTCGATGCAGACGCGATCGATCGGCGCATTCCAAAAAGCTGAGAAAAGCTCTGCCCCTTCGTCCAACTCGGTCCACATGTCCTCAACAGTGCGACCAGGAGGCGGGACAGACAGCCACCTGACTCCGCTGTTGCAAAGCCGTGTGCATGGGGGATGAGCGACCATGAGCAGATCCCAGCCGTCGTTGAGGTAGTCGCGAGCGTCACCGCGGATGTGCCGATTGCTGCCGTTCTCGGCCGGCAGTAGATCGCAGGACCAGGCATCATGGCCGCGATCGAGGAAGGCATTGCGGACAGTGCCGGAGAACTCGCAGGCGACGAGGACGCGAAGGGAGCGTGTCGGGCTGCGGCGGTGGAAGTTGAAAGAGGTCTGCATCAGAGCAAGGCCCTCTCATTATACTGCTCTCTGAAATCAGGCCCGTAGCTGGTCGTCGCACCCGTCCACCGGATCTCCCGGCGCCGCGGAAACTCGTTTTCACGAGAGAGAGCGAGGATCAGCTCAGCCTTGCCGGTGACGTCGTTCATCGCCGCTTCCCAGATCGCGTAGTCCTCGGTGCCCTGCTCCGGCTCCATGGCTGCTACGATCGGGCGAGCCTGAAAGGTGATGACGGCGTGGTCGGCATCCTTGTCGATGTTGCCGAGCAGGCTCTTGTAGGTCGGCCGCCGGCGCATCGCTGAGTGAAGGCGGTCGCGATAGCTGGTGCGCCCGAAGCTCTCCTGGTACCCGGTCGTCTTGTTGACGTGAGTGAGAGCGACGATCGGGATTCCGTGCTTCATCGCGATGTCCTTGAGTGTCGACGTCGCGCGGTTCGCCTTCTTGAAGTCGTCGGCTTCATCCATCTTGCCGGTCCATGCCAGCTTGAGGATGTGATCGACGACGAAGCCTTCGATGCCATGCTCGCCGCGGAGGCGCTTGATGCGGTCGTCGATCTGGTCGAGCGTGAGGCGCTGGCAATTGATGTCGATGTACTGGAGGCGCTTCATGTCCGCGCCGGCCTTCACCAGCTCCTGCATCTCGTATTCGCTGACCTGCCCTGCCTTCTGACGCTTGGCAGAGATCCCGGTTCGGCGGGCCTTTTCGCGAAGGATGATCTGATCGCGAGGCATCTCGCCGCTATTTCCGGCGATCGGGTGCTTCTCGGCGATGTTGAAGAACGCCTGCCAAGCGAGAGCCGACTTTCCCTGCTTCACGTCACCGCCGAGGATGATGAGGTTCCCGGGCTGCCAGAGGCCGGTGAGCGAGGTCAGTTCCTCAATGCCGGGGTCAATGCCGGTCAGGTCTCGGCCGCTCATTGCGTCGGCCGTCGAGTCCAGCGTCTTATCGATTGCATCGCGGAAGTTTTCGGTGGGCTCGTTGCGCTCCTGAACGGATGTAACGATCGCTGTCAGGCGCTCTCGGCATTCCTTGATACGGTCGATGAATTCGAGTTCGTCCTGAGCCTTGGCGCCGGCGAAATATGCCTCGTCGGCAATGGTCATCGCCTCGCGCCGGTTGAAGTAGCCAGTGATGGCATCGGCGAAGTCCGGCACGTTCATGACGTTGACGGCTTCCATCGCAAGACGGGCGAGGTACTGCGCCACCGTCATGTCACCGACTTTAGACGTCGCCACCTCGGGCGGCATGAAGGACCGGACCGTTACCGGGTTCATGCCCTTCTTGGCGTCGCGGCCGCTTAGGATGGCTTGGAAGATCTGGCGATGGATCGGCTCGAAGAAATGCTCGGACGCGAAACTGGAGGGTATCCGGTCCAAGGCGCCGTTGTTCATGAGGATGGCGCCGAGGAGAGCCTGCTCTGCTTCGATGTTGGCTGGGGATTGTTCTCGATGGTTGGCGTTCAAGCTGCTTCTCCGAATTTGCCAGCTTCGTTGCCGAAGTGGTCCCAGCCTGGGCGATTGGTGCGGGAGTAGAGTTCGAGGCGGCGGGCGTTCGGCATCAACAGCTCGGCGGCGCGATAGGCTTCCTCAGGTTTGCGGGAGTGCTCGCGAGCAAGCCCGGTGAAGCCTGAGCGGACAGACTTGGATGTCTTCGGCTTGCCGCGCGTCCCGATCAGGAATGGCTCGTTGCTTGAGCGAAGGACGTAGCCGGTCCCAAAGGCGATCTTTCCGTTGACGGTCGTCTTCAGCCATGTGCCGGCCGTCTTGTATTCGAAGCCCTGCGCCTTCATGACTTCTATGGCCTGCGGCAGCATCGGGTTCGTCGCCCACATCCAGTGGACGCAATGCTCTTTGCAGAGGTCGAGGACCGGAAGAGCCTTGATATCGTCGAGCGACATCACCGAGTAGTGAGCCTGGGCTGACTTACCCTCACCCTTGCTGGAGAACAGCGAGAAGCTCCACGCGAAGTCCGACATGATGAAATCGTAAGAATGAGGCTGGAGATCACCCCACGGCCAGTTGAAGAGCCTCATGCCGCGGCGCTCCTCTTGGCTTCGAAAGCGCCGGTGCGCAGTTCCATGAACCGCTGCTGCATCCACTTGATCTCAGGGATTGCGCAATTCGACCAGCAAGTGCAGACGCCGATCGCCTCGGCTGCGTCACGCTGCTCGGCCTTGGTGGATGGCAAGGCGATGTGCTCGCGCTGAGCCGACAGGATGGCGAGATCTTTCCAGTCTTGCCCCTCGGCCGGCTTGATGCCCTTTCCGAAGTAGACCGGGCGCCAGGAGGTCGCCGCGATCGTGCCGTATGGAATGTTCCTGATCTGGCAGATCGCGATGCAGGCGCCGGCGATGCCCGTAAGCTGCAGGGCGGCCGGGTTGATGGTGGAGATCGTCTCCTCCTTGCCGGTCAGATCCACCTTGCCCTTCTTCTTGAACTGGCGGACGCCATGCTCAGGGCGCTCGATTGCCACGAAGTCGGGCCGGTGTTCTTTGATGAGGCGATAGAAGAGGTTCGCGGCGATCGCGTACTTTTCTTCCCACTCGTAGCCCTTCACTGTGAAGGTGCCGCAGAGGATCGAGGAGCGGTGCTTGTTGCTGTCGCGAAAGGCGTATCCACTCCGGGTGGCCAAATCCAATCCACAAATGATCATAGATGAGCCTCCTGAAGGCGTGCAGGCCGCCGGTTATTTGCTTGTTGTTTCGGAGTTGCCCACCGGCAGTTCCAAGGAGCGTAAGGACCGTCGTTGTCTTCCCGGTCTAACGAGTGCCCTGCCGGCCTTTTGCCCATGTCAGCGACGAAGCATTCGATGCCGGTTAGACCGTCCTCTCCGTCCGTCCATCGCTTGCAGACCGTGATGCCTCGCGCTCCGTAATCCTTGAACGCGGGATCGTCTTCATGGAAACAGCGATGCATCATCTTGTAATAGGTGTTGGCCAGAGGGTGCCGTCCAATCCTGCGGCTGGTGAAGCCATGGATGGTGTTTGAGGAGGAGAGCACTTCCATATGACGGCAGCCGCAGGATGATGTGTGGCCGGACCGAAGCTTAGTGACCGTGGTTCTTGTTTCACCACCGCAATCGCATCTGCAGAGCCAAAGAGCCGACTTGGCTGGCGTGCTGCCGTCTCGGCGAACAACTACCAATCTATTGAACCGCTCTCCGACAGGGTTGCTGACATTGTGTGCTTTGGTCATGGCGCGCACCTCAGACTAGCGACAGAAGGCGCTTGTAGTGGCGCTCTACGGCCATGAACGGCATCTTCATGATGGATGCACAGGCTGCGACCTTGTACTTGCGGCGCATCAGGTCGAGGAGCTGCTTATCGTGCTCGGCGCGCCAACGCTGAGCCGAGCCTGGTGTGCGAATGCGGATGCTGGAGTCCTTGATGGCGTTGCCCTCGGAGGCGTCGGCCATCACGATCTTGTAGCCTTTGCCCCAGATCGTTTCGACAACCAGGCCCACATCAGCCAGCGCCGGACGGATTTTGCAGATCATCACGTCAATGATCTTCATGTCCGGACCTTCGCCGTGCTCGTCTAGGAAGACGTCCGAGTAGATGGTCCCCTTCTCCGCCATGCGCGGGAAGCAGTCGATCAGGTACTTGGCGAGGGTGAACTGCTGACGACTGAGTTTCACCGTCTTGTCGCCGTTGGTGATCTGGCAACCGATGGTGTCGACCAGGATGTTAACATCGTCGACGAACTGCAGGCAGCACGGGCAAATGATGGAATTGCGCTTGGCTGGCGCGATCTCTTGGTCAACTACATCCGCTTGCATTGGAACCTCTTGCAGGGGAGAGAGAAAGAGCCGCATTCGCGCGGCGAGTTAGGCGGCCGGTCTTGGGAGGTCAGCAGCCGCCTTGAAACCATCAGTCTTCGTCGTCTTCGTCGTCTTCGGGAGGTGCTTCGATGTCCGCTTGCTCATTGATGCGAGCGAGGAGATCGGGGACGGTGGTATCGTACTCGGCCTTTCCAGCGTCATACGAAGCCAGCCACAGCTTGTCGTCTGAACTTCCACCGTCATAACCAGAGACCCGGTCGAGACCGTTGAGGCCGGCGAAGAAGCCTTTCGCCTGAATCATCCCTTCTTGGTCAACGCGGTCTACGCGGGTGAAGAGGTCGCCCTTGATGGAAGGATCTGGGATAAGGCCGAGGTACGCCAGGTTTTCCATGTCGCGCTTCAGCTTGTCGACGGGCTTCTGTTGGTCCTCTGTGTTGAAGGACTTCAGAAGGTGATCGAGCTGCGAGGATGGGATGCCGGCAGCCTTAGCGTTGAGCCGGTTAGCCTTCTTCCGTTCCTTGAGGGCTCTGTCCTGCGCGTCCACATCGCGATCAAGGCGGTGGTAGTAAGCGAGCGTAACCCGCCGTTCCTTCTCCGCCTTCGAGTTGTCGCCAATAGCTGCGGCAGCAGTCATATCAATCTCCGATCAGGTTGAGGGATGCGTTCGTGCGAGCGAACTCGCCATGGAGACGAGTAACCGCGGCGTCATATGCGCGAGCGCAGTCTTCCTCGTTTTCGTGGATGCCGAGGTATTCGTAGCGGCCTTGAAACCTGACCTGCGAGAAGAACTTTCCGGTGCATTTGTGGACGTAGACGCCCTTCAGGCCGCTCCTCGCCACTACCTTTCGGCGGTTGCATAGGTTCTTGCTTGCGTCTGCATCGCGAAGGTTCTTCGCGCGGTTGTTCTTCCGGTTACCGTCTTTGTGGTCGACAAGGTCTGGGTAGTACCCATAGTGAAGAGCGAAGCAGACGCGATGAACCAGAGCCGCGTACTTCTTTCCGTCGATGACGAAAGCGACCTGCAGATAGCCCTTGCAGTGCGGAGAACCGGCGACTTTGCCAGCATGCGATGCATTGAAAATGGCAACGCCTGGGTGGTCACCATGCCGCCGGTTCCACGTCAGCAAGCCAGTGCCATGGTCGTACGAGAACAGCTCTCTCAACTCCGCAACAGTTGGTTCACGCTGCTTTCTAATGGCGCCGACGTTGCTCATTCTCGCTACCTTCCTTTTGGTTGTTGGAGAGATCGTTGAGCGGCTGAGCGCGCAGCGTTGACCCGCGCGTCCAAACCCTCAACTTCATCAATAAAATCCGCCACAGCGTCATGACCGTAGGCCTCCTCGATAGCCTGGATGTCGTTCTGGATTTGGGTCATGAGAGAGTGGCAAAGGTTCAGGTAGGCGAGCCGGATGCGCTTGCAGAGCAAGACATCCATGACTTTCCGCTGCCCCTTCATGAGCCGCTTGAAGCTGGTCGCCGTCATTCCGCATTGACGGGCAACCTTGGTCAGGGCGCGCTCTTCGTCGCCCCAACCTGCGCACTCTCTCTTGAACATCTTCTGGGCGACCAATCTCGCCTCTTCTGGGCTATATGCGTCGACTAATGACATCGCTTTCGCCTCTTTCCCTGTTTTAAAATCGACTACGTTTTGATGAGTTTCTGCACACTTCATGTTCGCCAGCCCTGATAGAGTTCTCCTTGTCAGGGCGGCGGTACTGGTACTGAGTTACCCGTCGACTGACTGGTAGGAAGCCCGAACGCTTAGATTGGAACCCGAGGCATCTGGGCACTGAAAATGAGAGAATTGGAGAGCGCCTTCGGGCGCCCCAGAAATGGAATTATCGGTTGGCTTCTCTTTCTTGCCGAAGAGAGCCCGAGCGCAGAGACCGAAAAAGCATGCGCCGCCAATGCAGAAGAGAAGACCTTGAAAGAAGACGGTCATGCTCAAAACCTCCCCTGCTTCGCCGGACGATCGCCATGAGCCTCGACGGCTTGCTGCGCCTGGATGTCTTCCGGGAACTCGTCAGCGAAGCGTTGGCGGAAGTCTTCGAGCCATTCAGACCCGACCGGTTCCGGCTGCAGTGCCTGGCGCTGGAGATGGCGAGCGGCGTCTATCGAGGAGGTCATGCACCGCTCCCGCAGTCTTCGAGGATGAATGCCGGGGTATCGCCGCCCCGGCTCGGCCCTGTCGCGCCGTTGTCATCGGATGCTTTCGCTTGGAATGGATGCTCAGGTGTGACGAAGTGCTGCCAAGCGACAGGAACCTCGTTCACGCCCAGCCCTGCCCACCGAGCGGGGCTGAATTTCGTTTTCTCAAGCCAGTAGGACTTGATGACCCGGCCGCATTGCGTAGCCAGCCACACCGGAGCGATGACCGTTTCGGCGAAGGGCTTCTCTTCACCCTTGACCGTCCGGACGATCGTCACGGACTTGCCGCGAGGGGCGGCGCTGATGTCGTGGTTCCAGATGCTCATGATGCCGCCCTCCCCGCTGGACGCCCCGCAGCCCTCAAAACTGAGGGCTGTATGGCGTCGGAAACTCCGACATCGTCGATGATCCACTCGTCCGGACCTTCAACCGGCCGGAAGTCAGTCTCGTCCCAATTCCCCTTCCCCATGTTGCATTCGTCGCACAGGATCTGGAGGTTCGATCGGTCGAGCCGCAGGTGCCAGTATTTGGAGATCGGCTTGATATGATCGACGCAGATGCGGACCGGATTGCCAGAGGCGTCCTTCATGCCGGGAGTAGCGCCGCAGCACTGGCAGGAGCGACCATGTTCCTTGATCGCCTCCATTCGGAGCGTGCGCCATTCCCAGGATTGATAGAATTCGTCCTTGGCAGCGACAGAGGGCCGAATAGATTTTTTGAGTTTTGGCTTGCGGATGGCTGGCTTGCTTGGGTCTGCCAGATTCTGGCCTTTGGCCTTCGCATTGGCCTGAATTTGATCGAACGAAACAACCTCATGCAGTTTCATTCCGATGGCTTCGTAAAATCCACGGCGATTGACTGCTTCGATCATCCGGACGCGCCAACCCACAGTATGAGCGCCGATCGTCCCTTGAATGCGATGGACGGCATCGATGAAACCTTCATTCGACTGCCGGCACATGCCGGTTACGAATTCGATTGCCGTCCAGAACGTGTCCTCGGTCTTGAAGTAGCTCTTGTGAACGCCGAACCGGCCGGTGGTCATCTCGATCAACGAAACGACAGATTTTTGCGTGCCCCTATGCAGGGCGTAGCCGAGGAATCTCTTTGCCTTCTTCCCGCTCACTCTGCAGCCTCCCGCGCCGGACGGAACGCGTCTGGCACAAGCTGCTCGCGAGGAATGCCGGTGAACTCAGACACTTCTGGGAGATATTCGACCGGCACAGATTTCCACTGCGAGACGGTCGACGGCCTCAGGCAGAGGCGTTCAGCCAGTCTGATTTGCGCGCCACGATTTGCTTTGAAATATTCAACGAGCTTTTCCATGCGTTGCAGTTTCAGTCAAAACGAAATTTCAGTCAAGAGGAAATTTCAGTCAAACGCTATGGAGTGAATCTTTGCTGCTATGCGACAATTAAAATCATGGGAACCAGGAAGAAATTGACGCCGTCAGATGATGGAAAACCGCGCCACTTCATCAAGGAGTGGCGGAACAAGCGCCGGATGACGCTAGAACAGCTCGCAAACGCTGTTGATCTAGCGGTGTCGAGTATTTCTCAGCTCGAACGAGGGCAGCAAGGGTACAGCCAAGCGACGCTTGAAGCTCTCGCTGCCGCCCTCGGATGCAGTCCCGTGGACTTGATTTCACGCCCGCCAGATAATGACAATGCTTGGCGCGCGAAAGTCACAGAGGCCGTTCACCTCGCTCAAGAAGCCGGTGTCGACCGGCAAGACGTTATGGATGAATTTCTCGAGGTAATGCGACGCGTTCGAGAGCTGGAGAAGGCTCATCCTGAACGAATTCCAGAAGCGATCGAGGCTGCTCGACGATTACTGAACCAGTCTGACACTGACTGAGTTTGTCGCAGAGAAGGCATCCGAGAACCAGGTTATAAGCCCTTCTCTCACTCGCGCTCATTTTCCCAATTAATTGGTAGATCGCGGTTGCATCACCGGCAACGGGGTTGCTGATTTCCGTTTTTTGTCCAGGCTCCGTCGCACTCAGACACCCCATGATTTTCAACCCCCACACACACAAAACCGAGAACATACTAGGAACCAATTCCCACGACCGTCAATTGGTAAATCCCGCATCCCGAATATAGGATGGCACATCTGAGGCACATCCGCACCATACTTGCACCATTTTCAGCCTACACTATTTCCGCCATAAGGCGCTCATGCCTCAGATCGATGATCCCAGACACAACTTGCGTTTGACACTGGAACTAAAGAGAAAGCTTGCGCACTCGGCTGTCGACAACGGCCGGTCGATGAATGCTGAAATCCTGGCTCGTCTGGAAGCATCGTTCTCTCCCGATACCAAGCGCGAGATAGAAAATCTCCTCAAGACAATTACCGAGTTGGAAGCTTCGAAGCAGAAAGAAGCTTTCGAGCTGCTGGCCAAAGCTGCTGAAATACTCAGCCGGCGTTAGCGGCACGATTTTTGGGGAAATTTTACTTACAATGCATAATTGCATAGCATGCTTGTGAATATCCTTAATTTCTTGTTCCCTCCCTTCCAGTTATTCCCCTCAGAGCAAGAATCTAAGAACAAAGAACTCTTTCCGTATTTCATCTTTCCGTATTTCGTCTGCCAACCATGTCATAGGTGGTTCTGCCAGCTATGTCATAGGTCTAGGCTGTAGACGCTCGGTCGCCCTGGCTGCCTTCTGACGATGATGAACTCCTCGTCTTCCAGCTCCTTTAACGCTCTCGCGATCTGGCGAACGGATATACCGAGATCCTTCGCCATCCTTTTCATCGCCGGATAAGTGAACGGCCTCTTCGAACTCAATCGAAGCGCAATGTAGACGCCCGCCAGCTTGCCGTTGCGGCTCACAAAGCCATTGCTGACGAGTTGACGCATCCAAGCGTCCCGACGCCGCAACCATTTCCCCGCAGGCTCGCCACGGTCATTTTCAGTCGATCCATTCATGGTTCCGGGTATAGGCCCGAAATCAATTTCAGTCAAAACGAAATTTTTGATTGACTGAATTTCAGTCGAACGATAATGTTCTCCTCATCAGCCGACGACGACTGACCGCCCGAAAGGGACAAAGCGAAACGTCGATCGGCACTGAAGAGGAGTTGGGCAATGGCATTCCAGACGACATACGACTTCGAAGAGTTGAAGCTTCCGGGCCTCGGCGAGGGCTGCCTGCTCTACGGCCAGGCAACGCTCATCGGCAATGGCGACGGCGATTTCTACGTCAGTGAAATCCGCCTGGGTGGCCGTACCCTTCCCCGCTTCAACGTAATGAGTGGCAACGACTTCGAGCAGTCCCTGTTCAAGGCCATCGCTGACGTTCTGGAGAACGACAAGACGACTGACGGCCGTCATTGCGCTCAGGAATGGGCTGACGCCGTCGAGCAGTCCACTCAACCCGATCCGGACCAGCAGCGGCAGGAGCGCATGGACAATGCGATCCACTTCACCGGACACAACACTGCAGCTCGGCTTGAGCGCGCCCTTCAGGAGGCTGCGCAATGATCACCCACAACAACCTTCACCGCGTCACCAACACGATACAGCGCATGCTCAGCGCTGCCGAGCAGTTCTGCGCATACGACATGGGCCGAGAGTTCCACACAGGCGAGATCCGCGACGAGATGGCCAATTGGGCGAATATCAAAGCCCGCGAGCTTGATGGCCAGTTCAAGGAGCTTGCTCTGGCGCTCGGCTATCGCGTCGAGAAGATCGAAGAAAAGAGCGACGCCGATTTGATCCGCGAAGTCATGGAGGGCCGCGCCAATGCGTGACCTCTGCCATATGCGCGGCCTCGAATGCTCCTGCCCTTCCGGCACCTGCCAGCAGCAGCCGAAGGCCATCCCTGCCCCGACCGTTCACCCGACCAACCGCGACATGCTCGTCCTGTGGGCCTTCTGCATCGTGTTCGCCGTCATCGTCGGCGGGACGGTTCAGGCGCTGCGGATCCAGGAACATCAATTTCAACTTCAAGCGAGGGTATAATGACCGCACAGTCTATCGGCGCTCTGGCGTCCAAAATCGTTGGCCCGTGGGCTTGGTGGCAGGCAGCATTGAAGAACCCTGCAGCCGTCGGCAAGACGCTCCCGGTTCATGAAAACGAGCCGCAACAGGGATACTACCGCACGCGCTTCAAGGACTCGCCTTGGCAGCCGGTGGCTATCTTCTACCCGGAAGGCTCGAATGAGCTTGTCGCCTATCGCGCCGGTCGCGAGGTTCGCCCCGATGAGGTCTGGACGTTCGCATGCCGCAATCCTGTCTCGTATCAGGCCTACAACGACGCTCTGGAGGGCAAGGGCTGGCCGGATGATGACAAGACCGTATCGGCTCATGTCACCGCTCCAGCGCCCACTATCGGCGACAACTCGGCCACCGTCGACGAAGCGGAAGCCATCAAGGATCAGATCGACGCTGCCCTCGCCGGCATGGATGCCTATGCGAAGATTGCCGATGATGCGACTGCGGCAAAAGCCCTGTCTCTCCGCAATCGGCTGAACGAGCTTTCCAACCAGGCCGATAAAATCCGCGTCAAGCAGAAGGAGCCTCACCTTGAGGCCGGTAAGGCAGTCGATGCCAAATGGCAGCCGTTGGTGAAATCTGCCAAAGCGGGAGCCGACAAGGTGCGTGACGCCATCGGCTCTTTCGAGACCGAGAAGCTTCGCAAGCAACGCGAGGCAGAGCGTCAAGCCGAACAGGCCCGCAGAGCTGCAGAAGAGGCCGCTCGCGAGCGACAGGGAGAAACGGCCGTCATTGACGCGCCGAAGGTCGAAACCGTTGTGGAGGCCGCTCCTGCGCCAATCAAGCCGACATATGGCAAAGCGGCCTCGGTTCAGGTCAAGACCGTCGTCAAGGACGTGACCGATTACGCGGCGCTCTACGCCTACATGGCCGGTCGCGAAGAGGTGCAAACGCTCCTCCGTCAGCTTGCGCAGCGCGCTTTGGACGCTGGCCGCACAAACATCCCAGGCATCACCGTTGAAGAGAAGGCAGCCGTCCGATGAACGCTATCACCAAGACCGAAGCGCCGCGGCAGTCGCTGATCGCTACCATGGCCGCGAAGTTCAACATGGAACCGAAAGCCTTTGAGGCCACGGTTCGCGCCACGGTCATGCCGGAGCGGCACACCAACGAGCAGTTCGCGGCTCTGATGATGGTCGCCAAGGAATACGACCTGAACCCGCTCCTGAAGGAAATCTACGCGTTCCCGGCCAAAGGTGGCGGTATCGTGCCAATCGTCTCGATCGACGGCTGGGTGAACCTGGTCAACTCACATCCGGCTTGCGACGGCTTCGAGTTCGACTTCGAGCATACCGAAGACGGAACGCTGATCTCCTGCACCTGCCGCATGTATCGCAAGGACCGCAACCGGCCGGTGACCGTGACCGAGTATCTTAACGAGTGCATTCGCTCCACCGACCCGTGGAAGATGAAACACCGCATGCTCCGCCACAAGGCGATGATCCAGGCGTCTCGCTACGCCTTCGGCTTCTCAGGGATCTACGACGAGGATGAAGGCTCCAAGATCGCGGAGATGCGCGATGTCACGCCTCCAAAGCCTCCGGCACCGCCTGAGCCCCCTGCTCCTCCTGTCGAGGAAGCTGAGACCGTTTCCGAGGTGCTTGACGGCGAAATCATCGAACACGACGAGCCGACGGTTGAAGAGGTCGCAGAGGCCAACGCGGAAGTCGTCGACGATACCGAGTTCTTCCAGGCGCTTGAAGACGATCTCGCGACCGCAAGCGATGCAGCGACCGTCGAAGAGATCTGGAGCCATCACGACGCGCTCGCTCGGTTCGACGGCAAGCCGAACAGCGAGACGAACCAGGCGATTGCTATAGCGATCAAGAAGCGCGCGATGAAGCGCATCGGCGGTGCGGCATGAGCAAGACCGACTATCCCGCCCTGCTCGTAAGAGAGCTTTTCGATTACCGCGATGGTCTGCTCTACTGGCGTGAGCGACCGAAGGCCCATTTCTCCGACGAAAGGTCATGGAAGATCTGGAACTCCCGGTTCTCCGGGAAGGAGGTTGGACATGTCCACAAATCTCGCAGCGGGACGCGACGTAAGACTGTCGTGACCGTCGGAGGACTGTCTACCCGCTTCCTGACATCCCGACTGGTCTGGGCTTGGCATAAGGGGAAATGGCCAGAGAACCTTGTCGATTACGAAGACGGGGACACGCTGAATGACCGTATCGGCAATCTCCGCGACGTCCCAGATGTTGTGAACTCTCACAACATGCGTCGACATAAGCACAACAAGTCAGGCGTCACCGGCGTCAACTGGCACGCTCAGCGTGGGAAGTGGGTGGCTGGGATCATGGCTTTCGGCGTCAATGAGTATCTCGGCATCTTCGAAAATCTTGACGATGCTGTAGCCGCGAGAAAGGCCGCAGAGCGACGCCTCGGCTTCCACCCTAACCATGGGAGAGAAGCACATGCATAAAAGCGATTATCCAGCACTTCGTATGCGGTTTGACCGAGGGCGCCTAGTTCCAGCGAGCCAGTTTGACCAGGAGCGAATCGATAGCTACCGCAACGGGGCGACGGTCCTTGTACGCCTCACTGAAGAGCGCGACAGGGTGTTGATCCGGAAATGGTGGGCCGTGCTAGGCCTCGTGCTGAAGCAGTGCCAGACGCCATGGAAGAACAAGGACGAAGCTCACGAGGCGATCAAGCTCGCGCTCGGCATCGTCAACCTGTCCAAGACAGTCGGCGGCGACTTCATGGCTTACCCGAAGTCTCTGGCCGAGCTCGAAGATCCGGAGCTGCAAGAAGCGCTCGAGCAGATGACCGAGCTTCTCAGCCACATGACCGGTGTCGACGTTGCGACGCTCCGCAAGGAGACGGCTCATATCGACGAGACGCCGCACGATCCAACCACCGGCGAGATCATCGACGGCGAGATCCTGCCACCAGAGACAACCGAATCCGGTGCCTCCCCCGCTCCGGAGAATGCAGATGCGGATGTGCCCTCGTCCGCATCTGCCGAGGAGGTCGACACCGCCCAACCGTCGGCCTCCTCCACTGACCCCGATGCTTCCTCTTCCTCCGAAGCATTGGATCAGGCCGGCGATCCTTCCTCCTCCTCCCAAGGATCGCCGGCCGCTATCTCATCAGCTGATTGGCTTCCGACTGTCGCCCGCATGCTCTGGGCAGCAACCCACGACCGCGGTGACGTCGAGGACAATCTCGCGCTGCTCAATAACCAGCGGCTGGCGTGCAACGCCTTGGATGCCGAGCCGCCCAGCGAAGAAGACCGCAATAAGGCCGGATCAATTTACCGCGTCTGCAAGCAAGTGGTGATGCACACCACCAAACCCGCCGATGGAAAAAAGATAGTCGCCAGCTACGCCGGCGTAGAGCTTGGAGGCTGATATGGCGTACGGCGACTACGACGGCCCCAACAAGCCCGACAAGGGCAAGGAAGGCGGCGCCTGCAATCGCGGACGCTGCCAGTGCGAACCGGCCAACTGGTGGAACCACGGTTCCTACTCTTGGTACTGCGACGACTGCCGCAACCAGATCGAGTTCGACAGCTTCAACTATCGCGACTGGAAACTGCGATGGGAGCCCAAGTGCGGTCATCCGATGTTTGAGACCCGCGAGATGATGACCGCCCGTCAATCCGCCACCACTGTTCCGCAGGGAGGGAAGAGCGAATGAACGTTGAATTGAAGCCCTGCCCGTTCTGCGGCGGGGAACCGAATTTTACCTCGGTCACAGACCTGAAAGACAACTTTGACCATGGGTTTACTATCTGGTGTGGCGAATGCGGCATCAAAATGGAAGATGAGTACCGTGGCGATGTCGCCGGTCGTTGGAACAGGCGATTTCTGTTTGATTCC